TGCGTTGATCGCGGAGCTGACGCTCGTGGACGGGCGCAAGCTGGTGTACGAAGACGTCCTCGAGATGGATCTCGCGGACGTGATGGTGCTGCAGGCTGAGGTGATTGACGAAAATTTCGACCGCCCTCCGCAGCGAGCTTCGCAGGCCTTGTTCAATCCGGATTCTCAGTCGAAGAGCTGAGCAAGATGGACTTTGCGGAGCTGTCGTACTGGCTCGACGCGACGACTGACTACGAACGGTTGTGCGTCGAACGCGGCGGAGGGGAATCATGAATAGTAATTGCAGTGACTATAGCAAAATGCGTGAAGTAGTTAGTCGCGCGAAACGGTGAGACGATGAAAGTGAGACTATTCGTAGGGAACCTGAGTTTTTCACTGGGCGACGGCGACTTGCGTGAAGCCTTCGCCGAGATTGGCGCAGTCGAACGGGCGGAGATTGTACGTGATCGTTTCGACGGGCGCTCGCGCGGGTTCGGGTTTGTCGAGATGACGAATGAGGATGACGCCGCAGTCGCGCTGCGCGCGATGAACGGCAAGGAACTCGCGGGACGTCCTTTGCGCGTCGAGGCAGCGACCTCTCAGCGCCGCCCATTTGACCGCAACGTCGCTCGAGCTGGTTGAACCCGCTCGCGGCATCAGAGCGAATCATCAAATGGCGAGGCAATCCAGTACAAGCCACGCGCCGGCTAACGCTCGGGCAGCGAATTTGGCGCGCGCGTTCAGCAATCTTGAGCGGACGGCGAACTTCGTACGAGCGAACCTCGGGATATCGCGGGTGACTGCGGGTATTGCAAGCGGCGCAGATGATCGCTGGCAGCTCCCTGCGCATGCTGCGCTTCTAGAGTATCGTCATCGACCCGGGATGGAAGATCTCGCGAACCGCGAGACTCGTGTAGAGGGCTCCGAGAGCGGAACTGACAACACTTCCGGACAAAATGGAAAGACTGCGAGTGTTGCGGCTGCGCGGAGGTCTCGCAGTGACGGGAATGCGTGGCATCGCAGGTCCTCGGAGATTCGGGATCTGACTCCCGCGATCGATGCGCTATCTCGGGTTGAACGCGCGGTTCAGGCAGGAAGGGCAGCCCGGATGATCTCGAGCGCGGGCGCACGTGCCGAGGGACCCGGATTGAAGAGATCGAGGAATTTTGTCGAGTGGACGCATCGCGCGGTGGATTTTGTCAGGAAAATGGTTGCCGCGAATGAGAAGTGGTCGCCGAAGTCAGGTGCGGGAGTATCGCGTCTGGCACGAGAAGGCGTCCTCGCGAGCGCTCGCTTCGCGTCGTCGATTCGCGGGGTGATTCCACCGACGAGTGTTTCCCCGCGCGAGTTAGCGGAACCATCGGGCAACGCGCACGGTCCGAGTAGCAGCGGTATGCAAGCGAGGATCACGATCAACTCATCGCCGACGGTCGTGATCAACCCGGCGGCGGCGGGCGGTAGTTTACAGCGTGAGGTTATCGGCGCGCTGCGGGCGCATCGCGAGGAACTGTTCGATCAATTGAAACGAGAATCAGCGCGGCGCGAGCGGGCGCAGTTCTGAGGAGCGATTACTTGTTCGCAGTATTGGGCGACGTTCAGTTCGAAGTGGTTGGCTCTCCGGAAGGCTACGAATCGGCGGAGGCCTACGACTTTTCCGAGCAGCGGGTGATCGAAAGCAAACCACGGCTGCAATGGGTCGGCGACGATCTCGAGCGGCTGAGTTTCGAGCTGATGTGGCACTCGACGTTCACGAACCCCGCCGCACAGCTGGCGCTGTTGCGGGCGACGGCGGCGCAGCATCTCGCACTGCCGCTGGTCTTCGGCAATGGAGGATTCCGCGGGTTCTTTGTAATCGAATCGATCAAAATGAAATCGCAGCAACTGTCGGCGGGCGGCGCGCCTATCGCGATCAGAGTCGCGCTCGCACTCAAGGAATGGATCGCCGACCCGCAACTTATTTCCAGCGCAATCCCCGTCGCGACACTTTCTGCGCTCGGCATCGCGACAGCGTCGAGCGGGACCGCCGGCGCTGGCCCGGGCGAATCCACATCCGGCGTGTCAGCATTGCTGAATGTTCCCTCCGCCACAGGAACGAGCGGTCCCAATCTCGAAGCCAACGACGTGCCTCCCGCTGTGATCGTGAGGAGCACCGTGCGATGACGCCGACCGGACCGTTCATACTTCACATAACGCGGGCCGGTGAACGCTGGGACCTGTTAGCCTGGCGATACTACGGAGATCCGACTGACTATTCACCGATCATAATGGCTAATCCCAATGTTCCGATTGAGCCGGTGTTCGATGCGGGAATATCGATCGCTGTGCCGATTCTGCAAAAGAGCGCGGTGGCAATCGCAAACTTGCCACCCTGGAAAACCTCTCAGGCGGTGAGAGCGTAATGGCTGCGACCGCATCGTATGCAGTTCGTGCGCCGCAATGGATACTCAGTTACCTGGGCGTGAATATTACCGCCGATGTATCGCAAATGGTTCTTGCGATCAGATACGTGGATCGGCTCGACGGCGCGTCAGGCGAGCTGGAAGTGGACCTCGAAGATTCCGCGCAGCTGTGGCAAGGACCCTGGTATCCGGCGCTCGGCGACGTAGTAAGTCTGCAAATTGGATACAGCGGCGAGGCGCTGCTGGATTGCGGTGAATTTCAAATCGATGAACTGGAATTGGATGGTCCGCCCGACGTGATGAGACTCCGCTGCCTTGCCGCCTACATCACACCGACGATGCGCACGGCCAACACTGTGGCGTACGAGAACGTGGGCATCCTGGAGATCGCGGCGCAAATCGCGGCGAAGTATGGGCTGGTAATGGTGACGGCGCCGTCCGAGTCGGAGAGTGATGTCGTATTTGCCCGCGTCACTCAACGGCGTCAGATGGATCTGGAATTTCTGAAACGCCTGGCGAGAGAGCACAATTTCGATTTTACGATTCGCGCCGGACAGTTGATCTTCTACGCGCGGCCGGCGCTCGAGTCCGTGCCTGCAGTACTAACAATAGTAAGATCGGATACGATTCGATTTTCATTTCGGAACCGGACACGCAGAATCTACGAGGGCGCGAAATTCTCATATTTCGATCCTGACACGAAACAACTGATTACTCAGTCGGTAGCCTCCGACTCTCCCTCGCCGACGGGCGACACGCTCAAGATCGTCGCGCGCTGCGAAAACGCGCAGCAAGCGCTGGTGAAGGCCGAAGCCGCACTTCACCTGCACAACATGGTGTTCGTGGACGCATCGCTCGAGGCGCCTGGGACCACGGTGCTGGTGGCGGGAAACAATGTACAGCTCAGCGGATGGGGCGCGCTGGACGGAACATACTTAATCGAAACGGCGCAGCATCATCTGGCGCGAGCTACCGGATACTCAACGTCCATTGCGGCGCGGCGGATTACAGCATGAACGAACTAATCGAAAACCGTGAGCGATTTGCCTCGCTGAATCCGACTTTTCGGGTCGGGATCGTGCAGGCGCAGGATACGGCGCGCGCAAAGGTGCGCGTGGTGTTTCCAGACTACGACGAGATGATCAGCTGGTGGCTGTCGGTTGTTTTTCCCAAGACGCAGAACGACAAGGCGTACTGGATTCCGGACATCGGCGAGCAGGTCGTCTGCCTGATGGATCTGCGCGACGAGGCGGGCGCGGTGCTCGGCGCGATTTATTCCGAAGCGGACGTGCCGCCGGTCAACAGCGCCAACAGGTTCCATCTCGCGTTCAACGACGGCACGAGTTTCGATTACGATCGCGTCGCGCACGTCCTCGATCTCTTTTTCCATGACACGACGGAATTCAAGTACGACGCCAACGTGCATCTGCTCGATCTGAAGTTCCTGGACCAGGGCGAGCTCAAATACGATGGCACCGAACACATTCTGTCCGTGAGCCTGCCCCAGGGAGCGGCGTTCAACGTTACGGCGAACGGTGCGCAAATTCAGATCGACTCGAGCGGCAACGTCATCATCAAGAGCGCCGGCCAGGTGCAGCTCGGCACCGGCCTGTTGGCAGGCGTCGCGCGGCTCGGCGATAGAGTTCAAGTCGGCGAGGAGACGGGCACGATCGTGACGGCAAGCACCGACGTGTTGGCGGGCTGACGATGCCGGCGGGGGCAGTCACGCTCGCGGATATCACGTCGGCCGACTGGTCTTTGGCTCTGGGAGCCATCGGGGAAGTGGTGCAAGGAATCGCCGACGTCGAGCAATGCCTCGGGATAATCGTGACGACGCCGCGCGGAAGCGATCCTCTGCGGCCGACTTTCGGATCGGATATCTGGCGGTACATCGATTTTCCAATCGATCTGGCTTTGCCCGCGATCGTGAGCGAACTGACTTCGGCGATCACGACATGGGAGCCGCGCGTAAATCTTGTTTCAGTGACGGCGCAACCGGTCAACGACGCGAGCACGCAGTCGGGCGCACATCTCGACGTCACGCTGAACTGGCAGCTCAGGCTTGGCGTTGCGGCGGCGCCCATTCAGATCACGACCGTGACAATCCCGGGCGCGGCGGCCTAGTGCGGCCGCGCCGACGGAGATGAAAGGATGAGTTGATGAGTGCGGGAATTCCATCGCTGCCGCCGCCGGCGTTCGTCAACGATGCGGACGGTCTCGATCCAAATCTGATCCTCGCCGACATGGTTGCCGAATTCGAAGCGGCGTCGGGACGGACGCTGCAACCGGCACAGGTC